ATTGTGTAGTAGGTATTCAAACTACTACCAGCAACAATTCTATCTGCTCCAGTTAAGGCACAGCCATTGCTGCCATTGCCGCCACTATTTGTGTCAGCACCAGGAATGCCTGAACCAGCATATTGTGTACTACAGTCTAACCATCCGTTTAGCGTTGACGTATTATCAATTGCAGTATTAGGTGCAGCAATCCAGCATCCAGAAATACCAGTAGCTGACACAATTCTTACTGAGAAGTTTGCTACTGCTTGTCTGCGGAAAGCGAATGTAAAATATTGTGTTCCTGTATCTGCACTTCTATCTGGACCTGCTGGTAAATAATTTGTGCTATAGTCTGTAGTGTCGTGCTTTAGTACTCCAAGTCTAACAGTTGCTTCTTTAGTTCCAGAAACACCCGGATCACTTAGTTCAGTATATACATTATTTGTATAATAATTTGTAGCATTACTAAACGCCGGGGTATCTGTGCTAGCAGCATTGAAGTCAAATATACGGACACCGTTATCTGCATATACTCCATTGCCTAAATCAACCGACACAGGAATGGAAATTTCGTTAACTCCGGTTTGCGCTGTTTTATGTACTTGCACAATTGTTTCTAAATCATCTGTATAATCGCTAGTCCCATTAACATTTTTTGCTAATATTTTAACACGGCTAATTGTTCTAACAGAGCCTGAAGTGATTGGTATAGTTAAATCTCCGATTGCATATGGAGCTGATGTTCCAATATTAACCTTAGGAACCCCTCCTGATAACATGGTTGTTGCGCCATCGATATCAGAGTAGCTATAAAAAGACTCAACAACAGCATTTGCTGATGTACCTTCTTGATTAGTTCCATCGTTAACTTCAACAATACTTGCTTGACCGGTGTATGCTTGCCCTACTAAATTACTAATAGTCACGCCAGATAAAGTTAAACTAGGACTTCCGCTATTATAATAAGGAATGCCCGAAATGTATCGATATGTTCCGCTAACATTTTCAGTTAATGTAGCACCACTAATATCTATAGTAGGAGTTGCAGTTAAATCATCTTTGACGAATTCTACAACATTTGTATCACCTGTTTCGCTATGCGACAACTGAAAGCTGTTTACTCCAACATTCAATCCACTAGTTGCTTTTGATACTTTTGCTTTAAAACCTGTAAATGCTGATGGATAATAAATGCTGTTAGCAAATGAAATTACATTACCATTTGAATCTAATAAGTTATAATCGCTTTCGGATGTAATTACAAGACTATTATTTGTTCCAATATTGCTGCTGTTTGATAACACAACAGTACCATCTGCTGATCCGTTGACTAAGGCTCGTAACGTTCCTGAATTGCTATTATAAGCATACGAAGGCATTACTACCGTTTCAACATCACCAGAGAATGCTGTAGTTGTTCTATTAATATCGTCGCCTGCTTCGTAAACTGCACCAGTTGTATTATCTGTAAAACCAACCGCGAGTCTTGGATTAATACCTACAGAACCATTGTACTCGATATTAGTTTTAGAGCTCAACCCAGCTGGTGCAGTTGGAGAACTATCATAAACTTTTATTAATGTTGTTCCGGTAACTGGTATTACTGCTGGATCCGCGGTACTATGAGAGTTTAGAGTTAATATTGTAGTGTCAAAACCAGTTCCAGTTGCTGTGCCTTCTGCCCAGGTATGTTGTAATCTAGAACCTTGTGTACCTCCAGCATCAGTGTCATTTAAAATATTTGTGTCTGTGCTACCATCGCCCCAGGTCATTATATAATCAACAGTTGCACTACCAATATTAGTTGTATTATTATCCATATAAAGACTTTCGCCTTCAATAACATACAAATTATTTCCTGACAATGCGGTGCCGGAAGACGGATCTCTATAGAAACTGTAAGTTACAACAGGATCTGCTGTATAGATAATAATATAATCGTCGCGCTGTTTGCTGTTACTACTTCCTTTGCCATCGCCACTGCTGTTGTAAGCAATTACATTTACAGTATAAGGACTACCAGAATTTGACGAATAAGTGTGTGTTGGGGTACTATCTGCTGTTCCAGTAGTTGTATTTCCGTCGCCCCAGTTAATTGTATATCTGTCTGGATTTCCATCAGCAGTAATAGTTAAAGTTACTGCTGTTCCTGCGCCACCTGCTGTTGGGTTTGCAGTGAATTCGACATTAGTAACTGCGGTATTGTTAATAATATTTGCCGCTAATTCGTTTAAATCATCAATAGCGGTAGTAACTGTGGTAAATTCTGACCAGTCTCGAATTGCACCAGTTGGCCATAAGGTACTATCATCTGGCCAGTTTAATGGAATATCAGCACCATTGGTTTGTACTGCTGTCCAGTATAAATTACCACCACCATCCGTTGCAAGAACGTATTTGTTTTGTTCTTCGTTTGTTGTTCCTAGCATCGCTGCGGTAATTCTATTAATAGCCATTTTAAATTACCGTAGAATTTAAATTATGAATAATGTTAATTGGAACATTATTAGGAGGCGCCGTAACAAATGTAATGTCATAACTTCCATCAACAGTATAATTCGTTTCTGGGATTTGATATACACCGCCAACAAACACTAAAATGTCAGTGGAATTATTAACTTGATTAGTCATTGATCCAAATACCGTTGTTGAATAATCACCAATAAATGAATCAACTGCTACATCAACTAATCCAGCAAGTGCTAGATATTTCCATTCAGAACCGTTAAAAACTTCCAGACTGCCAGCGGTAGTGTTAAATCTAAAACTACCAAATATCGGAACGCCAATTTCGGGTCTGTCAGAAGCGGGTCCAGACGGTATTACTACTTGTCTAGAATTGCCAGTTCTCCTATTCTTAATAAACTGACCAATTGGCACTTTACTAGATACTCGCGTAACTAAAAACTGCGTTTATTGACGATGCAGTATCGGCCCAAGCCTGAATAGTATCGCCGTTTTCTAACAGTAATTTTTCACCGGCAGTATACAACGTAAATGTATCACCGGCTACAACTGATTCTGCGTCTAGAATCATGTTTTCGTTAGTTGGACTACCGCCGTTTGGTACTAAATGCAGTGTTAACGCTACAGCACCGGCGCCATAATTTGTAAATGTTGCCCATGTAATAGCAGTACTGTTAGTACTAGAATATACCGGAGCAACATCGCCCGATGTTGTGCCTTCGACTATGTCTGTTGCTATTGCCATCTTTTATTCCTTAAAAAATAATACTATATACGATTGCTTTCGTTTTTGAAATCAATTCGTCATTTGTTGTGCTTGTTTTAAAATATACACCAGAACCGCCGGAGCTTTCTGCTTTGTGATAAATCAAGTTATATCCTGCTTGTGCAGTTGGGTCTGATGCTAATTCGTCTAATGCTAATTCAGCACCTTCGACCTTAACAGTTCCTGTGCCGTTAGGTGCCAGTACAATGTCGCCATCACTAACACTTATAATTTGTTTGCTATTAACATCTAAATTTCCACCAAGTTGTGGAGTTAGATCTTCAACAATGTTTTTTAATCCTGTACCGGTAGTTAAAATTTCGTCATAACTGCTACCGCCATCAACACTAATGTTCCATGTATCAGTTGATTCGTCAAATACAAGCAATGCATTACTCAAAGACCCGCGATCTACTTCTAATCCAGAATATATACCAGTGACTCCGTTACCACCTTCGCCTTCATTAAGCATAGCAATTCTATCTTTAATCGATAGATTTGTTTCGCTGACTACAGACTGATCGCCTGTAACAATTAAGTCGCCATAAATTCGAACTTGTTCAGAGCGTAAAACAATCTGTGACTGTGTGCTGCCATCAACATCAGTAGTTGAGATCTCATAATCTCCAAATACTTTTTTGTAGGTTACTGGTTGCGTTGCCATATTCTAATCCTTTCGTTAGTACTATTTATACGTATTCTGAAACTGCTCTTTTGTCATTTCTTGCAGATTTTTTACTTTTGCAAGTTTATCTGCAAAACCTTGACTATGTCGTGTTACAACTCTATAAAATTGTATAGTTGGATTTTCATTCATTATTTGTATAATTTGATTAAGCCAATTGCCACCAAATGTTGCTCCATCTGTTGACTTTTTATAAAAAGGAGAATCAGCGTATAAATTGTTAAATCGTTGATCAACACTACCTAAATCAAAACCTAATAAAAAGATAGTTGTGTGTTCGTCTTTGCAAGCAATGTTTAATGCATTTGGTCCAGAACTCATTCCTTTGTATGCAGGTTCTAACTTAATAGATGCAGAGTTTGAAAATGGTTTTCTTGTATAATGTCTGCGTCCTGTTGGCCAACCAGATTCTTGAATTTCTTTACTAATTCCTGGATCGGTGGATACAAGCACGTCTGGTTCAAACTCTCTATATAACGCATTGCAGCCATAGATTTTTCCATGCTTTTTTAGTGCATATAAATCAATGCCTTTGCGGCTAATTCCATTTCCAAGTACAAACGCAGTCATTAAAAAACCCTCTTAACGTATGTATCGCTAAGAGGGTTGATATTAACTAAAAGTTAAATTAACTATTAGCCCCAAGTTTCGTCGTTATCAACTTGAACGATTTCAACATATAGGTCCTTAGTACCAGACTTAATAGTTTCAGCTTGTGTACCAACTGCTGAGTCAGCAAAGTCAGTAAATGATAATGCACGTTGTACACCATCAAAGCCGATACCCCATTTATTACTAATGCGTGCTAGACGAATTTCACCTGAGTCAGTTTCTAGTACAGTTACAGTCATTGTATCTGCTGTTAGACTCGAGTCGGCTAAGTCGCTTAATGTACAAACACCAGTGTTAGTACCATCAGTAACTAGGAATTTACGAGAACCTTTTTGACGAATAATATAACCGTCTGCTTCTGCGTTTGAACCAATTTTAACACGAGTCTTGATTTGCGCACCAGTTAAGCTAGTGTTACCACCAACTACACCGATGTTATAAGTATCAACCCAAGGAAAACCTGAGTCAACTGTTGCTGATTTTTGAATTTTAAGTGGACGTCCCATTTGTTTTCTCCTTATAAATGGCGTTCTAGGCCCTACGCGGTGGGTGCCGCATAAGTTCTTATGAACAATACTATTTATGTTTACAGTTGTCACCGTGGCGGTTGTACCAACCTATAGCAATCATTCTATCACAATGTGGGCAATATTTTTTCTCTCGTTTTTGACCTCTAATCTTCTCACTACGTCTTGCTATTGCTTCAGCAGTCCATTTGGTGCCGCGAGACCGTTCGCTCATTGATTTACGTCGTTCGTCTGTCCATTCTACTTTACGCATAGGATTGTTATCTCCTAACATATGTCCACTAGCTTTGTTTGCTTCGCTTATTTTACGCTTTGTTTCTTCAGAATGTTGTTTGCCATACATACCATTGTTTTCACCGCTTACATCTGCAGGTAGGTTATGTATTGCCCAAGGACGTTTGCTTCCTTTTTGGGATTCTCTAAGTTTTTGTTTATGTTCTTCTGTTTTAGGGCGGTCTTTGTGAAAATCACTAATCTTCTGTCTTGCTATATCATCAGGGATAACATATCCTGCTATGTTCTGATTAATCCATTGATCATTTTCTAATACCCGCATACGACGCAACACTTTAGTTTCCCAAGCAACTGCTTGTTCTTGAGTATCAAATGTTCTGCGTATTTCTACATCAAAACTATCAACGCCGGTTTCGTCAATTAATTCTTTAACTCTAGGACTACTTGTAAAATACTTTTTCCAAAGATCATCCTCAGGTGCTACTATATTAGCACTACGGAATCCGTAGTAGAATCTATTTGTTGGCTTATGCCTAATAAGATATGTGTATGCTTCCATACTTTTATTTAGTTTGAAACAACAAGTTCTACTATTTTAGTCATAAAAAAGCACCCCGAAGGGTGCTTTTTATTAGTGGATTACTCTAATCCGGTAGTTTTCTAAACTTACGAGAAGCTCAAATTACTTACCGCGATTTCGCCCACATAATCGCCAGCGTTACCTAGTGATGACGCAGTATTGGTCAACTCTACGTAGCCATATCTGGTCATGAAGCTAACTACTGGTTCAAATGTGCTAGGATCTAGTACAACGCCGCTGCTCATTAATGGAACATATGGGCAGTAGAACGCTGCTGCGTCTGCTTCGCTTGAACCCTTGTAACCTACTAATACAGCTTGTGTATCAGAAGCGTAAGAGTCAACGTAAACCTTCATTGCACTGTTTAAAGTACCAACGAACTTAGTGTTAGTTGGAGCTTCGAAAGAGCCTTCGGTTGAACGAGCAAATGCTGAAGTTGTAGCAGACTGTAGAACAGTTAATGCTGCTGGACTAACAACTGCCCAGTTACCTGCGCCACGACGTGTACGTTGTGC